ACCACAGATGTAAGTTATAACATTAAAGCGATATTACAGTTTATTGATTCTAAGGAAGAATCAGGTTTTCAGGAAAATACTGCGAGGTTACTTATAACTCCTGATCTAATTGGAGATAGCCAACCACTACTGCAAGATGAAATATCTTTAAGTTTTTCTGGGTCTACTAGAGTGGCTAAAATAACAGACATTAGAACATTTAAGGGTAGTTCTGATTATCTATTCCGTATAGACATTATTTTCTGATGACTTTAGTAAACGCAAGAGCAGCATTTGAAACCGCAATAAAAAATGCAGTTACGGCTGCGGATAACACAGTAACAGTTGTCTTTGACAATACGCCATTTACAACTCCAGGTAAAACTAAAAAATATGTAATGGTCAGCTTAGATTTTACGCAGTCAACTACTCAAGCTCAGGGAGCAGCACAGGATTATTACGCAGGAACAATTACATGCGGTGCTATGACACCCAAAAACAAGGGCACGGCAGCAGCATCCGAAATAGCTGAGTCAATAATAGATGGATTAACTTCAGTAAACTCATCAACATACAACGACACTTTTTCCGTGTCTCCTCGTGTTTCCCAGATAGCTGGCCCAACTTCTGTAACCACAGAAAGAGAAAGTCACTTTTTATCTGTAGTCAGCTGTACTTTTACCGCAAATGCCTAGTAAAGATATTTCACACCTTGCTGCTGACCTGGAAAAGGACATGATAAAGCTTAAAGGTAAAGTAGCGTCAATAATGGTGCAAGATCTACAAGCAGCAGGTCCGTGGTGGACAGGACATTTTGCTACAAGTTGGAAAATAAGTGAAACTCCAGTGCAACCCACTAAGAAATCCCGTAAACGAGAATCAATAGACAATGAAGAAATTAAAGGTTTTGATGCCCCATTACATTGGCAGGATGACGGAGAAGCTGGAACGTCAGGAACAACTTACGACCAGATAAGAACGAATCGTGAACTACCTAAAAGACAAAGACCAAAGAGTGTTTCGTTAGATAAAACTCTTTACATAGGTAACGAAGCTGAATACGCTGGATTTGCTGTTAATAATCCACAGGCCACCGCACCTGTGGGAGATCCTAAAGGAGTAACATATTTTGAACATTCAACATTAGTAAAAGCAATAACTCCTCCTAGTCAAAGTCCTGATTGGTATAAAATTTATATGGGAAATGAGAATTACAATTTTGCTATCGCATTGGCACTTTCTGAAACATTTAGGGGTAAAAATGTAAGTTTCATTTAATAAGCTATACTACAGGAATAGATACAATTTTTTATGTCATCAGTAAGAGCAATCGACAAACTAAAGGCAGCTTTTAATGTCCAAGAACGCAGTAGTTACTCTATTTTAAAGGGAGAAGAGGTCATATTAAAGGTATTCTGGTCGCCACTTACGATAGCTGATAGAGATACTATAAACAGTACACTAATAGCCATGAACAAGGGCCAAGAAGAAGGTAGTCTTGACTTTGCATTACAAGTTATTATTACAAAAGCCGAAGATGAGGCAGGTGCAAAGATGTTCACAGCAGCCGATCTACCTGTACTAAGAAGAGAAATACCAATGTCAATTCTTTTAGACATGATGACTAAAATGCAGGGATTGGGCGAGGGGGCTACTCCTGATGCCGTAAAAAGCTAACCTAAAAGACGATAACTTTACTTATCTTCAGTTTTTTATTGCAGAAACTCTTGGTTATACATTGAACGAACTGAGAAGTAAAATGTCTGTTAAAGAGCTATATGGGTGGAGTGCTTACTTTGATTTAAAAAGCGAAAGGGAAAACGAAGCCTACGAAAAAGCAAGAAGGCAAGCCCAAACACGCAAAGTACGCTAAGATTATTTTATGTAGTAATTTTTTTAGTATAAGTGGCTGCAAATTATAGCGTAAATATAAATTTAGATACTAAAAAAGCCAGAGATGCGATAGACGTACTGGAGAAACGTGTAAATAATCTTAGAAGAAGCCTAAATAAACCTATAGGAATAGAGTCTAAAGCGGTAATGCTTCAGAAGCAACAGCTTCAGTTGCAGGATAGAAAATTTGCAACCATGAAGATTACCCGAAGATTGGGGGAGCAGGTAAGAAAATTTGAAGAACAAGGTCTTAAAGTAGATAGATTACGATTGGAACTTAGAAACGCAGCTAGACACACAGATAAAGGAAGGTTGGAAACAGCCAGGACAGCTAATAAGTTTGTTACCGATGAATTGAAGAACTTAGAAAAACAAGCCCAAGCAAAAGTAAAGAACGCTGGTCTAGATAAGCAAAAACTGCGTCATTTAAATTTAATGATAGGTAAGAAAAAACTAGAGTTATCCTTGATACGAACAGCAGGAAAGTTTGCTGATTTTAATGCTAGACAACGTAAAGGAATTGGACCAAATAATTTATTAGGGTTACCAAGTACAGAGATGCTGAAGCCTGAACAGAGAGGCATTATGATTCGAGATCCAAATACTTTAGGAAGATTAAATACGAGTCAGGCAACAAAAGATCGAACCACTGCTTTAAATTTTGAAAAGAAGATTGAGGACATCAAAAAAAGCTCACTTGATAAAAGTTTAGGTTTACGAAATAACCAAAAACTGTTGAATCATCTTAGTGAGGCTGGGCTTAATATACAGCGTAAGAACTTTAACTTAGTAAAACAGGAACTAAATCAGGCTGAACTGTTAATCGCAGCAGCTAAGAGAGAGGCAGCAGTACAAAAGGACTTTGATGACATAGACAAAGCTAATAAAAAAATGCTTATTAAAGAGTCCTCTGCTCAAGGACCGTTTAGCAGATTATCTGATAGACAATCTCGTGATGTCCAGGGCAGGAGAACATTTCTGAATATGGCTCCTACTAAAGGTGCTGGTCAGGTAGCCATGAGTATTGACACCATTACCAAACAGTCTGAAAAAAGACTTGGTATAGAGATGAAGTTAAGAGAACTGGAAGCTAAAGGAGTAAAAACTACAAAAATAAGAGCAAAAATGGGCGAGCTGGTAGACGCTCAAGATAAAAGACAGTTTGGAACTATCAAAAAATTAAATAGAGAAATAGGAAGAGCGATAACAAAAGAAGAGGGCAAGTTAAAAGTACTGAGATTACAAAATAAAGAAAGAAGGGAAGCTAACAGAATGACTGTCAAAGAGTCTTCTGCTCAAGGACCGTTTAGCAGACTATCTGATAGACAATCTCGTGATGCCCAAGGCAAGAGAACATTTCTGAATAATCCTTTTATTGGAGGGCTTGCTAGATCATTACCTAAAGCGATGCAGCCAACTAGGGGTTTTGACTTTGGAAGTGCGATGATAAGTGGTGGTTTTCCTCTGTTATTTGGTCAAGGTCCAGTAACCGCAGCAGCAGGAGCTTTAGGTGGTGGTATAGGTGGAATGTTTGGGCAGATGGGTGGATTTGCAGGAGGTATCGCAGCTACGGCTATTGTTCAGCAAATTCAAAATACTGTAGCTTCTGTTTCAAAACTAGGTCAGGCATTTAGTACATTAACTCCTGATGTCGAAGGACTCACAGCAGCTTTAGGAGCAAGCGGAACAGAAAGAGAAAAACAAATACAGTTAATTAAAAAGACGGAAGGAACTCAAGCAGCACTAGCAGCCGTAACTGAACAATTAAATCAACAGATAGGGGAAAAAGGAGTCGAAAATCTAAAAGAATTTGGAAAGACTACCAGATTAATATCAAATACTTTTCAGATTTTAGGAACTAAAATGTTGGCAGCATTAGCACCTTTATTTAATTTATTAGCTAAACCTATTAGTGAACCTGCGAAGAGAGCAGAAAGGGAGAGACTTGCAAGAGTAGGTGGAGCAGCAACCGACCCAACATTATTAGCTTTACAAAACGATTTAGTAAATGTATCTGGAAGCGGTAGATCAGGAGCTAAAAAAGCGTCAGATAGAAGGGCAAAGATACGAGCATTAATAGAAGACAGGAAAGAGGAGCTTGCAATAGAAGGAAAACGTCTAGAAAGAGCGAAAACTGTAGATATGATTGAAGATTCTAGGTTAAAGAAAATTAGACAACAAAATACTTTATTACAGGCAAAAATTGATGGTAACCATGAAGAGGTTCTACTGGCACAGGAACTTCAGGCAAAAATAGATGAAATGGTTGAGGCTGGAGCAAAGTCAGAAGAACTAGATAAAAATAAAATTGAAAATTTACTAAGACAAAACAAAGAATTAGAGAAACAAGCTGAACAAGCTGAAAAGATAAGACAAGAATTTCAGCAATTAGGTCAATCACTTGCTACTGATGTTGCAGATGGATTAAAAGGTCTTATTAAGGGAACTTCTACATTAGGCGACATGATAAACAGTGTTCTCGATAAAATGCTAGACGCAGCCATAAATATGGCTATGTTTGGAAATTTAAGCGGAACTTTGGGAGGAGGAGGAGGATTTTTCGGAGGATTACTTGGAATGTTTGGTGGGAATAAAAAAAGCGGTAATGTCGGAATGAAAATATCAGGAGCAGGTCAACCTTCTCTACAGGCTTTAACACCTTTTGGTACTGCTGGTCAATTTGTTCCTGGCTTGCCTACTACTCCTGGTTTACCAAAAGCTCCTGGTTTACCAAAGGTTCCTGGTTTTGCTGACGGTGGCAGACCTTTAGTAGGCAGAGCTTCGATTGTTGGTGAGAGAGGTCCAGAATTATTTATGCCAGATAGACCAGGAACTATAGTTCCAAATCATGCACTTGGAGGTTCAACAAGCGTAAACGTAAACGTAGATGCCTCTGGATCGTCTGTAGAAGGAGATGGAACTCAAGCAGAGCAGTTAGGAGAAGCAATATCGCAGGCTATACAGGCAGAATTAATCCAGCAAAAAAGACCTGGAGGTATATTATATAGCTAATGGCCAACCTACCTAACACAGCAGCAGGTACAGCTTTTGTACCAAAATACAACTTTAAAAAGTCAAACGCACCAAATACTCGTGTTGTTTCTTTTGGTGATGGATATGAACATCGAGTTTCTTTCGGGTTGAATCAAAATGCGAAAACATTTAATTTAACTTTTGAAGTTGACGATGACGCTAATCCAAGTAATAGTTCTGATGCAAAAACTTTAACTGATTTTTTAGATGAAAGAGCCGTTGATGGTGCGAATTTCACTTACACAGTTCCAGGTGAAAGTGCTATGAATTTTGTTTTAGAAGGTGGTTACAACAAAACTTCTACTTATAAAAATAGGTCAAAAATACAAGTTACTTTTAGGCAAGTTTTTGAACCATAATGAGTGAGCTAAATAAAAATCTTCAATCAATAAATCCAAATCCGATTATTGAACTTTTTGAAATACAGTTAAAAACTGCTTTACATGGTGCGAATACAACTTATAGATTCCATAACAATACAAATATCACAACAGCACAGGGCAATATTACTTGGAACAGTAATACATATTATTCAGCACCAATACAGGCAAGTGGTTTTAAATATGAGACTAAACAAACTCCCAGGCCGACACTTACTATAAGTAACTTATCTTTACTAGCACCTGCTGTTCCTATCGGAATAATGTCATCTGTACTTGCAGACGTTAACAGTACAACTCCTGGAAATGATCTTGTCGGTGCTACTGTGACTAGAATAAGAACGCTTGCAAGGTTTCTACCTAACAGTAACTTTACAGGTAATAACCCTTACGGAACTCCTGACGAAACACAGGAATTTCCTAAAGAAATTTATGAAGTAGCCCGTAAGTCTGCTGAAACAAGAAATTTTTGTACATTTGAATTAGCAGCTTCTATAGATCAATTTGGAGTAAAACTTCCCAAGCGACAATTTTTACCAGATGAATTTCCTGGTATTGGCGACTTCTTTAACTAATGTATTGGAAAGATAAAGTTTTAGAACATGCAATAAAAGAAAGTCCTAAAGAATGTTGTGGTTTATTAGTAAACATTAAAGGTAAACTTATTTACAAAGAATGTAAGAACTTAGCACATATTAAAACAGATCAATTTATATTAGATCCACATGATTATGCTGACATTGAGGATAAATATGGAAATGAAGCTATAGAAGGTATAGTTCATTCTCACCCCAATTCAAGTCCTATAGCTAGTCCAGCCGATTTAGTATGTGCAGCAAGGACAAATAAACATTGGTACATAGTTAGTCCTCAAACAAATGAGTGGTACGATTTCTTTCCTAAAGAATACAAACAAAGTCTTATAGGTAGACCCTGGACTTGGGATCATACTAATTGCTGGCAACTGGTAAGAGAATATTTTAATGCTGAGTTAGGAATAAAATTAATGGATTTTCC